ATCAATCCGCCCGTTACAATATCTGTCAGGCTTAACAGCGCACTTTTATAATTCCCGACATTGCCCGTAAACCGCCCTAAACTTTCTTCAATGCCCCCGATTTCCTTCTTTACCCGTGCCGCGCTGGAAACAAGCCCCTTGCCAAAATCGCTATTGCGTTCTGCTGCTGATAGTTTCGTTATTTGGTCTGTTAATTTGGAATATTCCAAGCGAAGGCCTGCTAATGAATCTTTGGGCACCTGCGTTGCTTGAAATTCTTTGTTAAGCGCCCTTTGTTCCGCTTTAAGTTCGGATGCTTTGATCTTCGCGTCTGTAAGTTGCCGCACTAAATCAGTATAGCCGTTTGCGCCTTTTGCGGCTGCTATTTCCTTGTTTAGTTTTTTGATCTCTTCGCGGTTGGAAACAATAGCCGCGTTTACCCCCGCATCTTGTGCGACCAACTTAAATAATATAGTTTCGGCCATTTGGTTTTTTTGCAAAAATACGGCTTTTTCACAATATAGAAAGCCCCGACGTACCGTTGTACGCCGAGGCTAACTGATCTCATGAAAAGTATGCTCTTTATGGCTTATGAAACAAGCCCTAATATCGCGTCCCGTTCTTCGTAGGAAAAAGAAGGGGTTTTGATAATGTTACTAAAATATTCGCCGTTTTTTTCGACCGCATCGTCAAACCTTTGTGCGGCAAATATGCATTGATCGGGCGAAACAACTACTTTGCCAGCGCTGTTTTCAATGCCGTCCATTTCGGCCCATTCGCGTAAAAGAATGGTTTGCTTAACAATTTCAAATCCTGCCTAAGCAATCGTTCCACAACTCGTCTGCATTATTTTCCGATTCTGTGGCGTTGGCTTTTATTGTGCAAAGTGTCATTTCTTTGAGCATTAAAGAAAACTGATCAAAGCGAACACTAAACCCACCGTTCACTTTTTTAATAAAAGACGATCCTTCACATTTTGAGCAATTCCATCGGATTTCATGTCCGCATTGCGGTATTTTATCTTCTGGAATATTCGCAACGTTTTTGCAGTTTTGGCAAGTCGCTATCATTGTGTGTTTTTTACGTTGGATGAATGATATTCATAAGTTCATTTTTGAGACTGTCAAAAATTACTTTTTGGCATTCTCCTTCGCTTTCAGGCAATCCGATACCGTAGAACATGTCAATCTCCCGACAACACGCCTCATACATTGGCGTGTGCTTGCCCCATCCTATTTCTGCCTTTTTCGATTCGGCTTCGATTTTAAATTGCTCCTTTGTCATTGTCGTTTTTTTATTTGGTGAAATTTTATGCAACCAGCCGATCAATACGAAACGACCGAAACTCGCCCACCTCCAAATCGAAATAAACGATTGTAGACGGGCTACTTTTACGACCACCTTTCGCTTCGTAAGAAATTTGCGCCGCGTCAAGCGTTCCAATCGCAAAGCGCACAGTACCGTCCGCTTTGATAAACTCAAACTTTTCAGCGCCCTTGTGCATCCGCTCGCGCAATTTATGTGCCGCCCATGCCTTGCGTAGACACCACGCGAAAGTTGCTGTTGGGTTTTGGCGTTTGATGCTCCAGGCGCTTGTAAAGATTGCAGATTTCATATTGCTTTGCGTTTTATCGTTATTGATAGTACAAAGATAACACACAAATAAACAATTGCAAGCGCGTATCGACCAACTGCATGTTTTTATCGACGAACGTACGTTTTCAATCGACCAACGCACTATCCAACATTCAAAACCAAAAAATCGACACTTACTTCCTGGTTCAATTCAAACGCAATGCGCGCCCCGTATTCCTTTTCCAGCATCATTGCAACATCGCCAATGCTTTCTTTCAATACGGCGGTTACAAACCCCGTGCGCCGTCCGTTGCGCGTGTGTGCGTAACTTCCCCGCGTTGGCATCCCTTCGCGCTTTTGCTTTCGCGCCGTGGCGAATGCTGCGCTTTTGGCTTCGCGTTCGCTTTTGCCTTTAAGTTTGAAAAACTTAATCAGTCCTTCGATGTACTTCGATTTGCCACCCCGGCCCGATTTGCCCCCGTAAGGGATGCGGCTTGCCTTTACCCCTGTTTCGATTATGATGCCGTAACCAAGCGCGTACATGGTTGCGGTTGTACGATCACCTTCAACAACAATATTCCATTCAATAGACTTTGACAGCGCCCCGGTTAGTTCATGCCCTTGCGCTTTCAATTCATCTTGTAATCGCTTTTTGATTAGGTTAAGCGATTTTGTTAAGGATATTGCTATTTTGTTTTGCATGATCTTAATTGCTTACACGGCGTAAAACAATGCGTTGGGCGGTGTTGCCAAATTCCAGATTGATCCAATACCCTTCGCGCAATTGAAACAAGATATTGACACCCGAAAAAGGATAGTTGACAATGCGCAAAACTTTTGCATACAAAAGCATTGTTCGTGGCGTTCCACCTGTTGCGGGTTGTAAGCGTATGCGTTTATTGGATGACAGTCGCGGAAATGTCGCGGCTGTGCTTGTTCCCGAAAATTCAATTTGCCAGTTACCTGTAAGAAATTCCTTTTCGTAACTATCCGCTATTGCAGTAATCGGGCTTCGCAGTAATCGCGCCGTTGTGATTGTGTCTAACTTTGCCCAATCGGACGTTTTTTGGCGCATTCGGTATGCTGTTGCGGCGGCGGCTGCAATTTCGTTGGCTTCGCCTTCGATTTTTGCCACATATCGGTTGAAAATCGTCAAAGTGTCACCCAAAAAGTCCTTTTTTTCACTGTAAGAACCGTTCGTGTATTCGATGCGGCTTAACTCGAAAAATACGCCTCCCTGGTTGACAATGTAGGTTGTATCCAGTGTGACGGTTTGGGTGTATGCAGATAGGCTGCATAGGAAAAGCAGTGTGAGAATTAGTGTTTGTTTCATGTTTGGTTTGTTAGAACGTTGATAGTGCGCTGCGCTTCCATCCGGCAGCAGTTTTGACGTAGAAATAGTTTTCATCCCATGATATGTCGCCTGTATTTCCATTTGTATCGGCTGTTGACGTTGGGGTGTATTTTGTGCGTAGGCGAAGTTGTGAGTAGCCGTTTGCGCCTATTATATCTGCGCGTGAAGTTGCGGCTGTTCCATCAGCACCTAATAATGTATTGCCTCGCACACCTAAGTTCCCCGCACTACCCAACACATCCAAGGTATAACTTGGATTTGCCCCAGCGCCAATTGAAACGCAGTTTACTCCGCTTGGGAATGCTCTTAGTACGGTGTTTCCGTTTGATACAATGTTCGCAATGCTACCAGCGGAAAAGTTAAAATTACTTGAACCAGCCCCAATCGTAAGAGCCAAAGCGTTAGAGTTAATTACGTTAACCCCATTACCTACTGCGGTGCTCGATTCGGTAAAGTCTAAATTATAGCCCAGTGTGACCTTTCGATCATCTTGCGATTTAATGACTGGTGCCGCTGCGCTATTGGTAACAAGTAGATTATTTGTGGAGGAGGTTGCGCCAGCGCCTACTATGGTTAACCGAGCGGGTGTACTTGTAGTGCCAATCCCTATATTCCCAATGCTGCTGATCCTCATTCGTTCAGTTCCAGTGCGGATATTTGACCCATTACCTGTAAAAAACAATAATGATTCAGATGAATTATATGATGCACTACCCCCTCCAAAAATAAGCCGTCCTCCCGTGCTAATATTTGAAAACCAGAATCCTAAAATGTCCGCTTCTGAATTAAGGTAGTGCCTCCCTAGCATCATGCCTATCTTATTTGTAGCATCTGTCTCATTATCGCTAAGACGCAAACATGGTCTTCCTGCGCTTCTTGACATTATATCTAGTTGTAAATTATTTGGAGGGGTACCGCCAATTGAAACAAAACCTGTTCCGTTTTCTTGAATTATACTGTTTGTAATCGCTGTGGAACTTGAAAACTTAGGCAAAAAACCAGTGGTGCCGCTTCCTCCTAATTTCCCGTTAAACGTATTCCAATCCGCGCTAGAAAGCAGCCCGCGCACCGATGCCGATGCTGTTGCAATCGTAGCCACCGCGCTACCCGGCCCCGTGGCAGTTACATCACCTGTTAGGGATGTGATACCGGACGCGGGTAACGTGATTGTTTTGGCGGGTTGGTTGTCTTGTGTTAATGAAAGCAACAAATTAGAACCAGAAACCAAAAAAGTATCAATCGTTTGAATCTCGTTTGTTACGCTTTGATCGGGCGCAATGCTTGTAACGGCCACCGTCCGAGTAGCGCCCGCGTCAATTATACGCAAGTTGCCCCCCGAAACATCGAAGCCTGTGTTCAATTCGTTGGTATTCGATAAGTCCCCGGCGTTGTTAATCACTGTCAAATTAGGCCCGCTCAAAGTTATGCCTGTCCCAGCCGTGTACGTTTTGCCGTCCGAGCAATTAAGGCACTTCCAAACCGTACCCGATCCAGTGTATTGGTACAAACGCGGCAAAGTATCACCATTCACCGCAAACCAACTTTGGCCGCGAACGGGTGCGTAAGCGGGTGCGCTTGTGCCGCTTATCTGGTCAATTGTGTAGCCCTGCAATTGCCAATTAAGCGCGTCCGGCGACCATGTGTATATCCGCCCTGTGGTAATATCAAAGCGAACCCGTGTGCCAAGCGCAGACGGTGCGCCTGTTGGAGCGGAATAATTAAACCCCCAGGGCGCTGTAAATGGCGTTTGAGCAAACGCGCAAACTTGCAATAAGGCAAGGAAAAACGCAAAAAGTATCTTTTTCATGGTTTTTTGAGGTTTGTTTTAAAGTGGTGAAACACGCTTTAAAATGTCCGTTATGCCCGTATCCGTTTCCACTGAAAAAAAGTAATGGTCATTTGTTTCAAGTCCAGCGGCCCGCGCCTCCGTGTCATTCGCGTAATTTGGAAGGCCCGACAAATACGCGATTAATAGCCCAAAGAAATATGTAGGGTATGGAGCGCCTTGAATATACACCCCTTCGCAGTTGTTTACGCTCATAGTGGTGAAACGCGCTTAAAGGTGTTATAAATGCCGGTATCCGTTTCCTGACTAAACCAATAAAATTGCCCCGTTGTTAGCCCCGCTAAACGTGCCGCTTCATCGTTCGGGTAACTTTCGAGCGAATTAAGGTAAGTCTTAAACGTGAAACCAGGTAGCGCCTCGTTACTGCAACACGGATCGTCAATAACAGCAGCCGGGAAATCTTCAAAGTTAAATTGTAGATCCTCAAAGCATACGTTTTCATGTACCGCAAGATCAATGCTACGCCCGTATAGCGAAGTCGCTAAACCTTCTGTATAAATCCCGTTTTGTTGCTGATTATTGGCGGACATTATTTCTGCAAAGCCCTTGCCTGTTTGTACCGTAATGCCGCCCACATCGACAAGCGCCTGTAAATACTGTGCGTGGTAAAGCCCCCACGGCCCGCCGTCGATCTTTGCAACCTTAACCCCTTGCAAATAGTGCAGCACCTGATCGAGTAGCCGCGATGTGTCTAAAAATATGTCGTTTTTCGTGCGCTTATCACACGCGCAACAATCGCAGTCTTTACAGTCGTTTTTTAGGCTGTCTGTAACGGAAAGGGAAATATTGTAGACGTTTTTCCACTTGTTCTTTGCGAACGGTTCAAATGTGCGGATGCTTTGCACAAAGCAAGAAAGCACCGGAAAATCAAAGGATATGTTTTCTTTCGGATAGCCCGAATCGGCCCACAAACGCGACCAAAAGAAGTTTTTGCCCTTGTCGCAAATCGTAGCGCCTAAATTTGGCGTTTGGAGCGAACGCCCGCCCTCTTCTGTTTCAACCAACCATGTTTGTAGCCGCTTGCATGGGTATCCATTCACGATGGGGCTATGCCTAACCGCATCGGCGAGGATTCCATAAAAGTCATTGAGGTTGAACAGATAATCAGACATAGCCAAATTTGACACAAATATAAGGGGATTAAAACAAAAAACCCAAACACGGTTAAATGTTTGGGTTTTTTGATATGGGGAAGATGTTTTATCCGCATAGGCTAAGCAATCTTTACAGTCACCGTTGCTCCGTAAACGCTTTGCATGTCTGCCTTGATCTGTTCAATGTTTTGAGCATTAATAGCAGGAACTTCTATTTTAACAGGCAAAGTTTTTACAAAGTCTCCAATCTTCCATCCTGCCGATACTTTGATGACAGTTATTGTTTCATCTCGATTCCATTCTCCCTGGATTAAAATGTGCTTTTGTGTGGCACTTTCTGCCAACAATGGAAGCGCAATGCCCTTTTCTACAAGGCTGATTTTAATTTGATCAAAGTTAATCATCTTTTGCGTTTTTTATGCAGCCTTGCGTTATTGCTTCGCTGCTTTAATAGTACAAAGATAACACACAATACAATACAAACAAAGCGCGTATCGACGAAAGTGCCGTTTTTATCGACGAACGTATAAAAATGATCGACGAACGCTATCTTTCTGCATTCTTATCGCTCATCAAAGAAATTGCTGTTTCATAATTTGCCCGACAAGCGTTTTCGTAAAGTGATGGGGTATTGCCAAACCAGGCAAATTCCATTAATGCGGTTATCATTGGCCTATGACCGACCCTGTTATATACTTCTTCACTGTGCTTCTTTGCCGATTCGTACGCTTCGGCTTGTAAACGTGCATCTCCACCACTGGGGTAAGGTTTTGGTATATCAAAGAAAAAAAGATTCCTTGGTTTTGCCCTAAGCCCCGCAATGAACTGGTCAAAAAAAAAGCGACATCAAAAGCGGTCTGACAGTCTATATCCTGAAAGTGTTTCATTCTTTCGGATAAGAACTTTTCTTTTTCGGCCTCTTCGATGGGTAATAGTTCGCCTTCTTTGCGGGCAATAACAGCCATTGTGCGCAAATAACCGCTAAACAGAACACTTCCTGTTAAGTCCTCCTTTTCCAATTGTTCGGCAATCCTTTTCGTTTCCAAAATTTCTATTGCCTCGATGACCGAAATATCGGGCATTATATCAACCCCACTAAGTGCAATTTGCTGAATGTACGGAATAATATACTTTTCGCCTTTATATTCAAAGGTACAATCCGATTCCGTGCGCAAAACAGGCGACACCTTGCCAACCACATTGTAAATATGCGCAAAGATAGGCGACAAACAGCCGTCTAAATTTGTCGATGCGCTGTAAATGTCACCTACCTTCGCTTCGAGCATTTCGCCATAGTCTACCCCCGTGATCGCACTGATTGACATTATCGCCCTGGCAACCGGATTGATTACCGACTCCTGCACCTTCACAAAGTCAATGTACGCGCTTAGTTTCAACTCTCGCGGCGTTGTGGGTAGTTCGACTGTAAACAGGTCGTTTCCTGCAACATCTTTTAATGTGGCGTTAAGCATCGGCTTTGTGGGCGTAGATTGTGGTGTTGTGTTGGGTAGAGTGGATTAGGGGTATTGTGTTAAGTTTGGCATGCAGCCCGTCAAAATTACCAATATAAGCGCAATACGATACTTTACTCCAATAATCAAGCCCTTGCCCTAATGATTCGGTCTTGGACCACCCAAAGCCCCCCTCTAACGCATCGGGAAGGCTTTTTGCGTTAAAATAAATATGCCCCCTTTCGGTAGCGTTTTCAATCGCTTGTTCCCGATACGGCTCCGGCAACATTTCGTACCATTCCCGGATTGTTTTTTGTTCTTGCATTTTTGGTGAATTTTGATTGTGAATTATTTAGGCTTTTCAGGTTTATCGTCCCAGCCTTTAGGCTTTTTTGTGATCACCGTAAAGGTAGTTTTTACGCCATTTAGGGTAATTTGGGTCGGGATAATTAGCGATTCGTACGCCATTGATTCGTTTTTTTGCAATTCCGTTTCCTGCAAAAACTTTCTAAACTCCTCATTTTTTGGCATCGCAGCGTCTTCAATGCGCCGTCTTTGCATCCATTCCTTTAGCGCCCAATATCCAAATCTAAGTTTATACTCCTTGTCAATGACAAAACAGGTTTCCGCGTCCGCATTTTCAAGATACATCGCCCACATATTTTCAAGTTCACATTGGCTTAATTGTTCCATTTTACACGTTTTTTGGTTTGCGTCCGCGTTTTTTCACCTCTTCGACAAAATCCTGCGTTTCCTTTGCGCTCAAAACTTCCATTGCTTTCAGTTCATCGCTCGACATATCCGGCAATTTAATAATGTCGCCAATTTTACTAGGCAATCTAACCTCCACAGCATTTCCGCTTTGGCCGGACGTATTCGGGTTGGGCATAGGGTTCGCTTGTGAATAGGGCGCTTGGCTTGTGAGCGACATCAATGTCGCCCGCAAAGTTTTTTTTTCATTGGTCGGGTCATAATCGCCACGGTCGCAAGCGTTCAACTGAATGCGCGTGTCGTTATCCTGGAATTTGGTTGTAATAAATACGCGCAAGTCCCGGCACGTTTGCGCCTCGCGTACACTTCGATTTTCTTTCCAGCGCATCGCGTTGTAAATCGTAATCAATTCGTTTTTAAAATCAATCGGTTCCATTTTATCTTGGTTTTTATCGAAGCGGGCGTTTGTACGCCTTTTTCGATGTGATGTGTTTGCTTGCCCAATACCGCGCCGCGTCTATCGCGTGGTTCCATTCATCTATCGGGTCACCCGTTGGCTTTCCCGTGCGCCTGTCAATAACCCACGAATAGTTGTCTAATTCCTTTTTCAAGTTGACAGACCGCGCCGTTATGCAAATAGGGTAGTTCCCTAATAACTCAAGTCCAGCCTTAATGCTCCCTGGCCCCTTTTCGGCTCCTTCGATTTTCGGGAATCCTAATCCGCTAATTTCCTTAATCGCTTCCGGGTTTCGATCTGCAATAATACGCAATTTCGGCGAAACATTGCGCTCTTTCATCGTTTTTGCCCGTATGTGCGAAGTCATGTTGTAATCGTACATCAACTCATCAATGTACAATTTGCCTTCGTAAATACCACAACGCACGAGCGCCGTCGGGTCGGGGTAAAAGCCAAAGTCTAAACCATATCCTTGTTTGTCGGCGTCGGCTGGGAAATCGGCAACGATTGTGTATTCTTTGAAAACAAGACCCACCGTTAACGTCCCCCATTCACCAAGCGCGTAGACCAAGTATTGTTGGTAGTTACGCACTTTAAGTCGCTCAAAGGTAAGGTGCTGGTTTTTTGGGCTAAAATAGTTATCTAGGTACGTTGTTTTCAAAACAAACGGCTCGTAATCCGTTGCCTTGAAAAAAAAGTCGTGTATCCAACTATCCTGCGAAATGGGATTAAAGGTAAGGTGAATATGGTTTGTCGTTTTCGTTGTCCTTACGCGCCTGTCTAACTCGAAAAAGTCATCGGCTGTAATGCTGCTGTTTTTGTCTAAAGGCTCCTCAATCCAAACATCCGAAATATCAGCAATAGACTTTAATTTGTCCACATCGTCAAGCCCCCCGGATAACATCACATTGCCATTAATACACTTAATGGTCATTGGCGTTTCAAGTACCGTAAAATAGTCCTGTAATTGGTATCGGGCTATTTGGTCTTTCAGTAGTTGAAACTGTGAATGCCTGACCGTTACATGATGCTTCCTCACAAACAAAACACGGCAATAGGGTTGCGTCAAAACCTTAACCAGCAATTCAGTCGCTTTCCAGTCGCTTTTGCCTGATCCGCTGCCCCCGTATAAAATTTGTATACGTTCCGGACTGTTGTAGTGCGGTATATAAACATCATTTACGACAATCGGTAAAAAGTTGCCTACACTACCAATATAGGCAAGTTGTTCGGGCGTTAAGCCCTTTGCTACGGACGCTGGCAAAAATCGGATGTTTGCGCTCACTCCTCACTTTTAGGCTCGATTTTCACAATGCGCAAAATCTGTTCCAAGTCCTCAGCCGATACGGCCCCCGGTGTTGTAAATGATTGTACGGTTGCGTTGATCGTTTCGGGCGCTTTGCCTTCTGTCCGATCAGTAATAAACTGTACGGCCCGTAATCTTATTGCGGGGTCTTCATCATTCGCAGCGTCGCTAACAATCCTTAAGAGGATCATTTCCCGCCGTGTTATTTTCCGCTTTTCTCCTGCCTCTTCGACAGTCATTTCGCTGTCTAGGATTTTGTTTAAAATGGCCTTAAACGAAATAGACCCCTTTGGCCGTCCATTGGGGTTCATTGTATTCCCAGCGCCTGGCCTTACCAATGCGCCTCCGTGTGCCTGTTTTTCTTTTTTCATATCCGCCTTTCCGTTGTTATCCCGATGTTCCGGGATTAGTGAATTATACCTTGCGTTGAGGGGTTCGACCCGCAGCCTTAGTCTTTTTTTTATACAAATTAGACTTTACTGTCGGTTTGGTTTTTTTTTCGCTTGCCATTGTTTTTGTTGATTGTTTTGTAAGATTCCACCATTTCGGAAAAGACTTCCATATTAAAATCGTATAGCGGTTCATTAACCTCTATGCACATTTGTTCCATATTCCCAGATGTTCTAAGGTTCGCGCTTCCGTGCATTACAATTTTTTTCCCGCAGTGCGTCTCAATTAAAACGATTTTGGTGTGCACCCTAGCAACCGATAACTGAAACTTATTGTCAATGTCGCATTTTTCATATAAATACTCAACTAATGACTTTCTTTCATGGGAATAGAACATGGTAGATACCAACAAATTAAGGTCGTCTACGTAGTTTCCCACAATAAGGTTTCTAAGGCTATCTGCGTTATTTTGCGAAAGAGATAGCGTAGAAATATATAGTTTTTTAACATGGTAGTTTTTTTCTACCAACAACGCTTCTATAAAGTCTCCAAAAATAAAAGACCCGTTAAGCATAATAAAGTATCTCGAATTTTCCGATATTTCTATATCTTTTGCTAAATCTTCTGCATACTTATACTTTAAACGTCGCTCGGATATTTCTTTTTTAATCCGAGGTTTGATATATCTGTTATCACTCAGATAAAGCCTAGTTGGCCCATTATCTTGAATGAAAAAATCAATATTTTCTCCTTCGAATCCTTTAATGTCTGCAACCTCTTTCATTTCTTGCGTTTTGTATTGCAAAGTTACGGGTTTAAAATAAAAGCCTACACTTTTTCGGTATAGGCTTTTTTGTATTTGGCGTAAGTCGTTTGAAAAAGGAAT